GATAAGTCACGGATTGGCTCGGCAGGCTCGGATAGGCAGGGATCTGTTCGGTATGGCAGGGCAGGCAGGGATTGGCAAGGCACGGTATGGTGAGGCATAGCAAGGCAGGCCCGACACGGCATGTCACGGTGGGGCTTGGCAAGGCATAGCAAGGCAGGCGCGGCGTGGTTGGGCAAGTTGGGGTAAGGAATGGACTGGCTAGTCGAGGCAGGCATGGATAGGCGGGGATCGGTGGGGCTTGGCTATGCCAAGATCGGCAAGGCAGGCGTGGCATGGCCAGATGCGGACACGTCCGGCGAGGTTAGGCAGGGCAGGTGAGGCATGGCGTGGCGAGGCGTGGCTCAGCAAGGCAGGCCGGGCGTGGTTTGGCATGATCTGGAGCGGCGAGGTGTGGCCAATTTGGCAAGGCAGGCGAGGCCTGGCAAGACGAGGCGAGGCACGGCGAGGCACGGCTAGGCACAGCATAGCAGGCAGGGCAAGGACCGGTTAGGAATGGCCTGAACTGGCAAGGCAGGCGAGATTAGGCGTGGATTGGCAATGATGGGCGAGACGAGGCAGGCAAGGTAAATACTAAAAATGGAAAATAACATGAATTACGACTTGGAATTTGGCGGCACCGCCGACTGGGCAAGGTTTTACCGTACGCTCAAGTGGCAAATCGTTCCCGCCGTCAGCCCACAAAAAGGTAAGCAGTGGAAGCGACCGCTCGTTGAGTGGCGGCCGCTCCAGCAGGAAATAGTTCCCGACCTCACCTTCGAGCGCTGGTACGGCGCCAATGGCGACTACGTCAAAGAAAAGAACATCGGCATCATCACCGGACAAGCCTCTAACATCGTTGTCATCGACCTCGACATCCAGCGGCACGAGTCGGCGGCAGGGTGGTGGCAGGCCATGCAAGACCGCCAGCAGACAGCCGGCGAGCTTGAGACCGTCTTTCAAAAGACTGGCGGCGGTGGCCTGCAATACTTCTTCAAAATCCCCGCAGGATGGTCGGCGCCCACCTGCAAGACAAGCCTCGGCATCGACATACGCGGACAGGGCGGCTTCGCCGTCATTGCCCCCAGTCTGCACGAGTCAGGCAAAAATTACGACTGGGCAGAGAATTACGGCCCGCACGAAATAGACGTCGCCGAATGCCCGCAGTGGCTATGCGAGGAGATCGACCACCTCGCCGAGGAATTTGGCGGCAAGACAACAACAAACGTCAAAGGTGAAAAAACTTCATCGCCGAAGTATGAGATCTCGATCTCTGGCCGCGTTCAAGACGGCCGCGAGGAATACATGACGCGCCTGATCTGGGGGACGCTTGTTAACCTCCGGCGCGAAGCACCAATGGTCAACGACGCATTCCTCATAACTGAGATGAAGAAAGCGTTCGAAGTCTATGAAAAGAAAACGAAATCACGAATTGTTGAGCCTGAGACCGACAATGCCGTTCTACTAGAACGGGAAAATCGCGGTATATCGCTCTTCACGCAAAAGTGGAACACCGCCGCCGCGCAGTGGTGGGATAAAGTGTCCGACCACGCCAAGGAAGAGCGGCCAGCAAAGGACACAGCGCGCCCTTTTGACCCGACGGAATACACGATCGATTCCAAAACCGGCGAGATTTTACTGAAGTTTTCGGAAGAGCCATTTATCGCAATACCCAAATCGGCATTTGGGTATTCGGACGAGGATAACTTCAGCACCGACAACGAAAAGCCAAAGATCAAGGACAAGTATCTCCTTATCCCTTCAACAAAACTCACCGACGAGCAGGTGAAGTGGCTGCTGCAAGACCTCATACCCATGATGGCTTTCGTGGCCCTGTACGGCAAGCCAGGCACGTTTAAATCGTTTGTGGCGCTCTATTTAAGCGCCTGCGTCGCCTTGGGCCTCATGGCCTTTGGTAAGAAGTCCGAGGCGGGCGACGTCGTTTATATTGCGGGTGAGGGCGGTGCTGGCCTCAAACGCCGCCTAGACGCCCTCCGCAAGCGTCACGACATGCCAGAGATCCCAAACCTATACTTCCTGAAGAGCCAGCTTAACCTGCGCTCGACAATGGAAGACCTCGCCGGCCTCCTCGCCTCAATCAAAAAGAACAACATCAAGCCCAAGTTGATCGTGATCGACACACTGGCGCGGGCTTTTGCCGGCGGTAACGAAAACACCTCCGAGGACATGGGCGCCTTTATTAATATCATCGGCCTCCTGCAGCAGGCAACCGGATCCGCCGTCATGATCGTCCACCACAGCGGCAAGGACGAGGCGCGCGGACAACGCGGTCACAGCAGCCTCCTCGGCGCTGTGGACGCCGAACTGGAGCTGACACGCATATCCGACGAGAACTCGGACGAGCGCATCGGGCAGATCCTCGTGACTAAACAGAAGGACGGCGAGGACGGTTTCAAGCTCATGTTCCAAATGGAAACTGTAGCACTCAGTGCTATAGATCCGGAACACAAGAGCCTCGCGCTGGTGCCGATCGAGATACCCGAAACGCCCGCCAAAAAGAAGATCGACCGAACCCTCAATGCGAATGACAAAACGGTTTTGGCGGCGCTTAGAATGGCTATCAATGAGGGTGGCGAAATGGTCGGCCTGTCGCAGATCCCAGCCAACACACGGGTCGTTAACGTGAATGCTTGGCGCCAATATTACTATGCTGGCAACCCAAATGGCGAAGACACGAAGCGGAAGACTTTTGCGAGGGCTGTTGAGCGCTTAGTGTCCCACGGGACAGTTGGAAGTTGGGCAAATTATTGTTGGATTACAAATGCTTAACTTTTGCGGGACAGTGCGGGACAGTAGCGGGACAGTTGAAAGGGACACTTTCCCGACAAGACTTCTGGCAGCGGGACAGTCGGGGCAGCACGAGCGGAACACACTTCCCTTTATGGGGAAGTGTCCCGCACTGTCCCGCGCCAATGTGGCCGAACTGTCCCTTGACATTTTTCGGCGAATGATACTAGAAGTGTGCTAGGAGTTACCTAGGTCAAATTTTGGAGGATGATATGGACGACTTTGAGCCAGAATACAGGAAGGTCGGAACAAGATTTTTAATCATGCGGCCAGACGAAATTGAAATTTTCAGAAATGAACTTTGGCATTTGGTGAAGATTGGAAAATGGAGCAATGAGAAGTTTTCAAACTTCAAATTGTTTTATTACAAGAAAGCCAGAAAGAATGTTTGGCAATTGACGGCGAGCATCAATGGCATGGTTGTCACCGGCAGGGACTACAGACTGCTTTTGGAAAACTATCCCAAAGAAACGGTCTGGATCTGCGAAAAAATAATGGAGCACATGAATGGCGAAGAAACCAACCAGCAATCAGCCGGCGACTAAACCGGCTGAACCCACTTGGCAGTCGCACCCATCAACCTACTTCGGCGGTCAGGCGGAGATCGATGAGGTGGATCTCGTTGCGCGGGACATGGAGGCGAAGTGGGGAGCCGATCGGCTGCGGCTGATGGTCGATCCCGAACTGCGTGCCAAGTTTGACTCGCAGCGGCACAAGCTCGACCGCGCGATCTGGTACGGCTCCCTAAACGACGTCCGCACCGAAGCACGGCGCATGATCGTCGCCTGGCGCGCTCTCGACCGTAAAGCCACAGAAATGGGCCGTGAGCGGCTCAAGCCGACGGTGTGGGAAATTCCTCTGCCCAACGGCACAGTGGCCGCCCTCGTGCGTTACAATGAGGATGTGAAAGATGTTTCGGCCGACAGCCGGTGGGTGCAAATCTACACGATGGACGAAATCGGTCGCCTGATTTCCGGCTTCCCCGAAATTGTCAGGGCCAAAGAGATCTGGAAGGGCGCTGAAATTACGCAGGTCAAAACCAATATTATGAAAGATCGGAACGCGCTTGGACAATCAATGGCTGACCTCAATGATCCGATGCCGTTTTAAACGCACAAAAAAGGCCGCTGAGCGGCCTCTTTCGTTTTATGCTGCTGGGGTGCCTTTGGGTGGTGGTTCGACCTCTGGCAATGCCTCTAAATTGTTTGCAAGCCACTCCACCGTAATGATGCCCTGATCAAATGCTTTGACCAGCAGACTGACCGAATTGGGGATCTGGTGATTGTCCGACAGCCAACTGAACACACTGCGGTTAGTCACGCCCATTACCAGAGCGAGGTCAGGCACAGTTAGATTGTGCCTTCCCATAATTGCGCCTAATTCCCTGCCCTTCATGCCGCCTCTTGCTCCTGTTCAGCGCTGCGGAGGACGACATCGTAGCCCATCTCGTCAGCCAATTCCAAAAATGCTTCATGCATTCTTGCAGCGTGGTAGTTCATAACATTGAAATTGTCCGCGTAATGAACCAGCATTGCGTGGTCCGCCAAGTGACGAGCGTGATATTTTGCTCCAAGAACTTGCTCTACAGTCATGATATTTCTCCTTAAATTAAAAATTGGTTTGATATAAGGAAGTCAATTTCTGCGTCAGTGGCCACGCAGATGGCCATCGAGTGCCGCTCCAAATACGCCTGCAACTTGCTTCGGTTTTTCATGGAAGGCACTTTGCGATATATGTTGATCAACCTCGACATGGCAGCCCCCTCACGCGAACGCGGGAGACTTGGCCACGACGCGAGGCGTCAGGGTCGGCTTGATAGCCGTTGCGTGGCAGCGGACAAAATCCTCGGCCGACAATAGCGTCTGCGCCAGATCCTTGCTAAACGTGGTGGGGAAGGTCTTGGTAATGACCACGTCAGCCTTTATGCCAGCAAAGGTCGCGGACTCAATCATTTTGTTGTTGACCATAAATACAGCCACTTCCAGCAGCTGCTTTTTGATTGCGTCGCGCTGCTTGGTCAATTCTTTGACCTGAGCGTCGATGGCGGCAAAGTCGTCTACGAGTGCGGTGATGTTTGACATGTTAATCTCCATAAATGTCATTAGGTTTAAGTCAGTGTTTGTAGGTTAGTGAAGTATCTTCACAGTGTCAACAGAAAAAATGAAGATGCTTCACTTTTTTTAAAAATTAATTATAAGGAGAATTGCCGCCACAAAGGTGGCAATCCCAGCGAGTTCAAATACGTCCCACAAAAAGCTTTTCATGATCAGCCCCAATCTTTGAGGTCAGTGTTTTCAACATAACCAGTGCGATACTCAGCAATCTGCTCGTCCGTCAGGTCAGTGATGCGGCTGTTGCCAACATAATAGTGAGGTGTCATTTTGCGGCCGTAATAGCTGTCAGCAGCGCCGCGGTCATAAAGCGAGCCGTGATCGCGATTCATTCCGTCATTTTCGATTTGCATGGTGTTGTTACGCATTTTAATCTCCGTTTGGTTGGTGTCATTTGATGATTTGAATATAGTGAAGTATCTTCATAGTGTCAACAACAAAAATGAAAAAACTTCATTTTTTTATAAAAAAATTTGGGGCGTTGAAAATTGAGCAAAAAATGCTATTTTATAGCAATGGAGAATGCATATGGCTAAATTAAAACCAGGACCGCCTTCAAAGTTTACCCAAGAACTTGCCGACCAGATTTGTGATCTGATGGTCGAGGGTCACGACTTGGTCGAATCATGCGATATTTTAAAATTAAATAGACGGACTGTGTTTCGTTGGCTAAACGAATACCCTGAGTTTGACACACAATGCGCGCGCGCGCGTGAGACGCTCACAGAAGTGCGCTTGTCAAAAGTCCGCGAAAAAGTCGTAAAAGCCCAACAAACCGGCGTCGATCCTAACCTGCTCAAGATCGAGGTTGGCTTTGAGCAGTGGGTCGCGGAGCGCATTGCGCCGCGTTACTCAACGCGGACAAAGACCGAAGTGTCTGGCCCCAACGGCGGGCCGGTGCAGATCGAGCGCGTTGATCTGTCTCACTTGTCGGACGAGGAGTTAGAGATCCTCGACATCGCGCTGAACGGCCGCGCGGACGACGAGGACGACGATGAATAAGATCCTGCAGCTGTCGCGCGCGGCAGAGCAGCAGGTGTGTGAGCGATCACTGGCGGCGTTTATTCGTAAAGCTTGGCACGTCGTCGAACCTGGTTCAAAGTATCAACATAACTGGCACGTTGATTTTATTTGTGAGCATCTCGAAGCTATCACCGATGGCATCACATTAGAAGATGGCTCGCCATATAATCGCCTGCTGATTAACGTGCCGCCTGGCTCGATGAAGTCGCTGCTGGTGAATGTCTTCTGGCCGGCTTGGGAGTGGGGGCCGCGTAACATGCCCCACCTGCGTTACGTTTGTGCGGCGCACAAAGTCGAGAACCTGTCATCCCGCGACTCGCGCCGCATGCGTGAGTTAATTCTGTCCCAGTGGTATCAGGGGCTGTGGGGCGATCGGGTGCAGCTGGCGCGCGATCAGAACGAAAAACTGAACTTCGTGAACACCGCGCAAGGCTTCCGCATCGCGACCGCAATGACAAGCCTCACTGGTATTCGTGGCGACCGCGTGATCATCGACGACCCGCACAGCGTTGACTCGGCGGCGTCAGAAGTGCAGCGCGAGGCGGAAATCACCACATTCCTCGAAGCTATTCCCTCGCGCCTTAACAACCCCAAGCGGTCGGCGATCGTCGTCATCATGCAGCGCCTGCACGAGGAAGACATCAGCGGCGTGATCCTCGACCGCAATTTGGGCTACGACTACATCATGCTGCCGATGCTGTACGATCCCGACCGAGATTTTCCGACCAAGCTAGGCGCCGTTGACGTGCGCGAGATCCAAGGCGAACTCTTATTCCCCTCGCGCTTTTCGCAGGCCGTCGTCGATCGCGATCGGCGCGTCAGCGGCGAGTACGCGTTCGCCGGCCAGATGCAGCAGTCGCCGTCGCCGCGCGGTGGCGGTATTATTCCGACCGAGGACTGGCTACTATGGGACGCGCCCGACAACCAATATCCGCCGTTTGACTTTATCATGGCCAGTCTCGACACGAGTTATGGCGAGAAGCAGGAATCAGACTACAGCGCGATGACGGTCTGGGGCGTGTTTAGCGGCGACCCCAAGGTGCGCGCCACGCGCTACGTCGATCGGTATGGTAAGAAAGGCGAGGAATTGCCTGAGCTTGAGGGCTATCAGGACGTCGAGGCGATCCCAAAGGTCATGCTGATGTATGCGTGGCAGGAGCGGTTGCCGATCTCCAAGCTGGTCGAAAGGGTGGCCGGCGATTGCAAAAAGCTTAAAGTTGATAAGTTGTTAATCGAATCGGCGGCCGCCGGCCTGTCCGTCCACCAAGAAATCCGCCGCCTTTACAACCACGAGCTGTTCGGCGTGCAGCTGATCCCGACCGGCCGCATCGACAAGGTGGCGCGCCTGCACTCGATCAGCCACCTGTTCGCCGAGGGCATGATTTACGCGCCCGACAAGGACTGGGCGCAGACCGTTATTAACCAAGTTTCCAATTTCCCAAAAACCAAGTACGATGACCTCACCGACACCGTTTCGATGGCGTTGCGCCACTTGCGTGAGATTGGCCTACTGACCCGTGGGCCGGAGCGTTTGGCTGAAATTGATTCCTTCAAACGGAGCTACGGCAAGCCTGCTCCCCCACTGTATGCGGTGTAAAATGATTAAAGCTTGGGCCATTGTTGACGAGGCGGACGAGAAAAACCATTGGAATGTCCAAGTTCGCGGCCAGCCGCCTTACGAATATTTCCGAATCTATACGATTAAGGCGAAATCTGATAATGATGCGGCGCAGGAAGGGCTGAGGCGGTTCGTCGAAGAGGTCGAGACGCTTGGACCAGAGGACAAGTACACATGCCACTAGCGACAGGCTTATCGCCAAATTTGCGTCTTTTGGACGACAATCAGCCGCGTATTCCGCAGACCGGCGCGCCTGAGATCGAGATTATCGAGGGCGGCAAGATGCCGCAGGCCAGTGGCGACGCCTTGCAAATTGAGCATGATGACGGGTCGATTACGATCAGTTTAGACGGCAAGCCTATTAATCCTGGCGCTGACAAGCCGCGCGGCGGGTGGTTCGACAACCTTGTTGACGACATCGATGACATGGAGCTGGGCCGCATTTCCGAGATGCTGATGCGCGGCGTGAGCGACGACATTGAGAGCCGCAAGGATTGGATTGAGGATAGGGCGCAGGGCATCAAGCTGTTGGGCCTGAAGATCGAGATCCCTGGTCAGCAGGGCGCCAGCGACGGCGCGCCGATCGAGGGCATGAGCAAGGTGCGTCACCCGCTCCTGCTTGAGGCCTGCTTGCGTTTTCAGGCCAATGCGCGCAGCGAGTTGTTGCCGACCGATGGTCCGGTTAAGATCCGCGACGACGGGTCTAACGCAACGCTGGCGCAGGACGAGCTGGCGCAGGCATTGGAGCGCGACCTGAACCACTTTTTGACGGTCACAGACCAGAGCTACTATCCCGACACCGACAAGATGCTGTTGATGTTGGGCTTTGGCGGCACGGCGTTTAAGAAGGTTTACTTTTGTCCGTTACGAAATCGTCCGGTGAGCGAGACGGTTGACGCCGATGACTTGATTGTCAACAACGCGGCGACTGACTTGAGCAATGCCAAGCGCATTACGCACCGCTCGATGATGCGCAACTCGACGGTCAAGCGCCTGCAGATCCTTGGCGTTTATCGCGACACCGAGTTGTCAATCGCCAAAATGCCGAACCTCGACAGCGTGCAGCTGGAGAAGAACGCGCAGCAGGGTATATCGAACGAGTCAAACAATCCAGAAGACCGCGACCGTGAGATCTATGAGATCTATTGCGAACTGGATTTGAAGGGCTTTGAGCATAAATATAAGGGTCACGAAAGCGGTTTAGAAATACCGTATCGCGTCACCATCGACGTATCGTCCCGCAAGATTTTAAGTATTGTTCGCAATTATGATGAGGATGATCAAGAACTTCCTGAAGCGCGAATCAATTTCGTCAAGTATACGTTCGTTCCAGGCATGGGCTTTTACGACATTGGTCTGTTGCACATCTTGGGTAATACGACGAATGCCTTGACGGCTGCTTGGCGTGAGATGCTAGATGCTGGCATGTACGCCAATTTCCCTGGCTTTCTTATGGCCGACAACGGCGCACGCCAAAACACCAACATCTTCCGCGTGCCGCCTGGTGGTGGCGCGTTGATTAAGACCAACGGCATGAAGCTTAACGAGGCAATCATGCCGCTTCCTTATAAGGACGTTGGCGGCGGCCTGATGACACTGACCGAAAACATGGCCCAGACGGGTATGCGGATTGGTGGCACGTCTGAGCAACAGGTCGGCGAGGGGCGCGCTGACGCGCCTGTCGGCACGACGTTGGCGATGATTGATCAAGCCACGAAGGTGATGAATGCCGTGCATAAGCGCATGCACGCGGCGCAGGCTGAAGAGTTTCGGTTGTTAGTGCGGACGTTTAAAGAAAACCCCGAATCGTTCTGGCAGCGCAATCGCAAGCCCGCTTACAAGTGGGATGAAGATACGTTCCTGAAAGCGATTGAGGATTATGAATTGACACCGCAGGCAGATCCTAACACTGCGAGTCATAGCCAGCGCGTGATGAAAATTACGGGCTTGAAGCAATTGCAGGCCGCGTCGCCTGATATGTATGACGGCAAGGCGATCGATACGGCGGCGTTGCAGACGATGGGCTGGAACAATCCAGATCAGTTCTTCAAGCGGGGCGGCGCTGAAGACATGATGAAGAACCCAATGGTTATGAAAGAAATCGCCGAGTTGGCGATT